AACCTGAGGGTTATGAACCCAATGAATGGTTTCACATGGTGAAATGTTATCATACTTCTAAGGGCCATGTTATTAAAGACTGCTTAGCCTTTAGTAATCCTATTTACGATGAACCAAACAACCCAATGTATCGAAAAGAAATCGATAGGATTTGGGGTGTTGAAGCTGTATGGACAATATAATGAAAAACATTAACATGCTTGTAGACACAGACTCAATCTTCTTTAAGATTGCATACGGTAATACAAGTGAATCAGACATGCGCAGCAACTACGATAAGTTTTGTCGTAAGATGGAACTAACTGTACAAGATAAACTGTGCAACCCATTTGATGAAGACGAACACTTCAATGTGCATTATGCTGTTAAGGGTAAAGATAATTTTCGTAAAGAGTTTTATCCACAGTATAAAGCAACTCGTCCTAATCTAGACCAAGAGATCCGAGATAAACTAAACTTCTTATTTAAGTATGCTGTTGATAAGGGCGCTCGCCCTGCTGATGGTATGGAAGCTGATGATTTAGTTTCAATCTGGGCTCATGAATCTCGAGATCACGGTGAACAATATGTAATCTGTGGTATCGATAAAGACTTACTGCAAATACCAGGTAACCATTACAACTATGGTAAAGATACTTGGCAATTCGTTGATGATGATACTGCACATTACAATCTAATGTTACAGTGTTTGACTGGCGATAACTCTGATAATATTCCAGGACTAAAAGGTATTGGTCCAAAGAAAGCTGAGAAAATACTTAAAGGTATACCAGCTAAACGACAATGGAATAGGGTTCGTGCAGCATGGCGTGGTCATACTGGGTCCTTAAAACAATTAGACGTTAGTCATAAGCTACTGCGAATGCTAACATCATGGGAAGAATATGACGGTATTAGAGCACACCTTTCGAGTCAAACCTCTGTCAGCGAACAACATGACTTATCGAAACAAAGCGATAAAGCAGAGACAGTACATTGACTATCAAAACGAACTACGTGATGAAATCCGAGGGGTCGAGTGGCCCTTCGGTGATGATCAAGTAGAGTTCTATATAGTAGCTGGCTTCTCAAATCGAGCAGCTGATCTTGACAATGTAATTAAACCACTCTTCGATACTTATCAAGGTATCTTTGAAGAGTTTAATGATAACAAGGTATATCATGCAGAACTACATAAAACAATTACCCGAAAAGGAAGAGAGTTTCTCTTTGTCAGAGTGGGAAGAGTTGACCCTACTAAAATCAAAGAAGGTGAGACGCATTCAGAACAAGCAGAACAACTCTTTGAAGCGGAAACAAACTCGTAAAGCTAAAGAAGAAAGGCTTTGGAAATGACAAGATATGTACAAACAGAATGCCCCAAGTGTGATTCATCAGATGCATTTACAATCTATGATGATGGTGCACACTGTTTTTCCTGTAACTATTCAACTAAGAAAGTTAGTAAAGAAATGAATGATTTCAATGCTATAACTACAGCAACCTCATCTAATAAACTAGAAGAGATTACAGATCTAAATAGCTTTGCGATTACAAGCAGAGGTATTTCAAAACAAATTGTAGACCACTTTGGAATTAAGATGGCAATAAACCCTGACGGTTCTGGTGGTTCACACTTCTATCCATACACTAAAGATGGGAAAGTAACTGCGTACAAAGAGCGACAGTTACCTAAAGAGTTTCGTATTCACGGTGACTTTGCAGGTACTGAACTATTCGGCCAAGCCCAGTCAATGGGTGGGAAGTCTCTTGTAATTACTGAGGGTGAGCTAGATGCTTGCGCAATTGCTCAAGCCTTCTACGATAAATACAATAAGGTATTCCCCGTAGTATCTATCCCATCTGCTTCAGGTACTAAAGTATTACTTGAGCAGCTGTCGTTTATCCGACGGTTTGAAACTGTCGTGTTATTCTTTGATCAAGATGAAGCCGGTAAAGCTGCATCTGAAAAAGCTGCAAAGATTATCGGTGCTGGTAGATGTAAAGTTGCTAAGCTAATAGAGAAAGATCCCGCAGAAGAACTACTTAAGCATGGGTCTGCTAAGTTACTCCAAGCATACTGGGATGCACAAACCTGGTCACCTGCTGGTATTGTAGTAGGTGAACCTATCTGGGATCAGTTTAAACAACGCCAAGCAGTTGAAAGTATTCCATACCCTCATTGCTTAGAGGGTCTTAATGAAAAGCTAAATGGAATTCGACATGGTGAAATTACTTTGTTTACTTCCGGTACTGGCAGCGGTAAGTCTACTGTCATTAAAGAAATCGCTCTTGATCTTCTTGCTAAAACAAACGATAAGGTTGGACTTGTATCTCTCGAAGAAAGTGTTGGTGATACTGCAGAAAAGTTTATCGGTATGGCACTCGAGCGATCTAGCATGGACCTTAAGAATCAATCAGATGCAGAACTCCGTGCTGGATTTGAAAAGGTTTTCAAGGATGAAAGACTTGTTCTACTTGACCATCAAGGATCTTGCTCCGATACTTCACTATTGGATAAGATCGAATATATGGCACTCATGGGTTGCAAGTATCTTATCCTTGACCACATTACCATTGCAGTATCTGAAGGTGCTGAAGGGTTGGGTGGTAACGAAGCTGTGGACAAACTCATGAGTGATCTACTTAAGATTGTAAAGAAACATAACATTTGGCTTGGACTTATTTCGCATTTGCGTAAAGCCCCGGGCGGTGGTAAATCATTTGAGGAGGGTAACCTTGCGTCAATCGATGACATCAAAGGCAGTGGCTCGATCAAGCAGATCTCGTTCGACATCATTGCCTTTGCACGAAACCTGGTATCAGACGACGATGCCGAAAGAAACACAATCAAGTTCAGAGTTCTTAAATCAAGGTTCACGGGAAACACCGGATCAGCTGGAGCTGCTTCTTACAGTCCCGAAACTGGGCGATTAACTTATACACTGGATGAACTATTTACGAGTATATAATGCCAGATCAAAATAAACTGGACAGTCTCTTCATTGATATTGCGCATCGTGTCTCTCAAATGAGTCACGATGCCGATACTAAAGTAGGTGCGGTGATTGTTAAAGACGGTAACATACTTAGTATGGGTTACAATGGTATGCCTTCGGGTATGGACAACGATTGTAAGACAACCAATGGTGGTACTAAGGCTGAGGTAATTCACGCTGAAGCTAACGCCATCTGCAAACTAGCCAAGAGCACAGGGTGTTCAGAGGGTGCAACACTTTATTGTACCCTTGCTCCGTGTGTCGAATGTGCAAAGCTAATACTGCAAAGCGGTATTAGTCGGGTAGTATTTTCTGATGCATACAAAGACGATTCAGGAACACTACTACTAATTCAGAAAATTAAAGTAGATAGGACAAAGTATGCAAGCACAACTCCAATACCTAAAGGAGAAGATAAGAAAAGCTAAAGCTCACATTGCTTGTAGTCTGCTAAAGTTAACATCTGACGCAGACCTCGAGGCTTACCTCGTGTTTACTATGGATACTATCCAGCAACACTTTACTCGTAATAGTATACGTGGAAATAAATCATACCAAGGTGAAGCTAACCTTACTCATTTGAGTACGACAGTTGGCGAGTATATTCTTGATGATATTAAGTACTATCATGAAGATCAACCCCCGTGGGAATGGTTTAAGCTACGTGTAATGATGGGTGACTTGTTGCTGGAAGCATTCTATCAAACACACCAGATTAATATTGGTAAAAATAAAGATGATTCTTTTGTACCAATGGAAAGTCTGGATCGAGGATTAAAGAGAAGTCGCACACACTATATTGTTGTACCAGAAATGTGGAATCTAATAGTGCCTGAAGGCTCTAAAGATTTACTAGCTGGTACAACCTTTAGTAAGCCTGAAGATATTTCACAACTCATGCAACCCACAGGCAGACCTATAATAAAAGGTTGGACTGAACAAAGGAGTGGTGAGTTTAACCAGTATCTTTACCGCGACTTTATTAAAAGCATGAATGTTCTGCAGCAAACTCCGTGGAAAATCAATACACAAATTCGAGATATTCTTTTACGTAATCGTGAAAAGATTATTGATCAACATAAACACCTTCCCAAAAAGTATAAGTCTAAAATCATTGAGTTCGATCTGACAATGGCACGGTCCGCACTCATCGAAGACAATACTTTTTATCAGTACACTGAGGCTGACTATCGTGGTCGGCTTTACTACACGACACCATTCTTAAACTTTCAAAGTAATGATATTGCCCGAGGACAAATGCTATTTGCTAACGGTAAACTCATGACTGAGGAAGGCCTACGCAGATTAAAGATACATATTGCTAGTTGCTATAATCAAACCTACCATCGTGATGAGTTACCTGATTGGATTACCGCAGACTACTTATCGTACCTTAAAGATGAAGGGCTAGATGATATATCCGTTGACAAGATGACGCTGATAGATCGTGAAGCATGGACTGATAACAACATAGATATGCTAATGTCAATTGCAACTGAAGAGCGGATTGAGCTAGCAGCTGAAAAACCTATTACACTTCTCGCTTGTGTATTAGAAATATACAATGCCATTAATAGCGAGGGTGAATATTATACTTACTTACCAATCCCAGTAGACGGTAGTAACAATGGATGGCAACATCTGTGTGCTATGTCTAAAGACAAAGAAGCTGGTGAGCTTGTAGGAGTAGTTCCTCAAGAGATCCAGAAAGACTTCTATGTACAGTGTGCTAAGAATCTTATTACAAGATTACCGGAGTGGTTCGACGAGCGCCAGATGCCCATGAAACATATACGTAAGGGTATCGCTAAGCGTGGATCAATGACCCGAGCATACAGTGCGGGTGCGTCTAAGATAGCTGAGAACATGTATCTTGATTGTCACGTTGAAGGTTACTTAGATAGGTATAATATTACTGAAGAAGATTGTCGACTGCTTGCTAAGCATCTTGTTAAGTCAATTGATGAGGTATGCGCAGGTCCACTACAGACTATGAAGTTTCTACAAAAGATAGCTGAAGCTGAGATTGCTTCGGACTATGCTAAAGAAACCCAGCAGAAATCTATTAGATGGACTACGCCTTCCGGCTTTCCAGTTATCTATGAAGCATTTATAGATAACGAGTTTAAAGAGAAAGCAACTATCAGTTGTACTGAGCGAAAAGTTAAGCCAGTAATTCGTAAGGAAGATGGTACTGAAGAAGAAACAGATACCATTCGTATCCAACATGTAGGTAAAGAAGCTACAGACAAACCAAAGATACGATCCTTTATGTCAGGCATTTCACCAAACTTTGTACACTCAATGGATGCTGCACACATGGCTGCAGTAATTAAAGAATGGGGCAGCGACTTCGGTGCTGTCCACGATTCATTCAGTGTACATGCGTGTGATGTTGACGACTTACTTCAAATCATTAAGGATAAGTTTGTAAGCATGTATGATTACCCTAATTACTTTGATGTAATAGAACATATGCTAATTACTAATCCAGATAACTTTAACTATACACAGCCAAGCCTCGGAAGCTTGGAGATAAGAGAGGTGCAAGACAGTGACTACTTCTTCGCGTAAAAAATCGGGTATCCTCCCGGTTCGCCTGGGACTAGAACCAGATAACAAGACAGCACTAGAGGAGCTAGGGATCGACGTATCTCTAGCTGACTCTATGTCTGATAGACAACTAGACGAATACATTATTGAACAAGAATATAACCGCGTAAAAGAATACTACGCTAACAAAGGAGAAGATGGTGAACGATACGCAGCCGACTGGCGCAGGGAAGCCCTCCGTAAAATCGACATTGACTAACTTTATGGCAGCACCTTTTATGACAACAGCATGGTGTTGCCTGTGGTTTGCTACTTTAATTACCGGTAATTCTCACTTTCTAATTGAGGTGGAAGAGGTAGATGATTGAAGGTGACTTACCAAATTGGTGGCAGTGGTGGTTAATAATAGCGATAACTATAAACACTCTAATTAATATAACTGTCTTCTTTGTAGGACGTAAGTTTAAAAGTAATAAGGAATCTAAATGAAAGATCAATTGATTAAAGCCGTGCGTATGCACGCAGAAGGTGAACTTGAAAGAGCTAAGACAAACATTATGGTTTATATGAACAATAGTGTAGGCATCGGTGAACACAGCGATATTGTAGAAGCTGTCCAAGAAGAACTAGATAAGATGGCGCAAGCTGATGATCGACTACAAATGATTCAAGCTTACTTTATGAAATAAAAAATCCCCCTGAGTATACCGTAATGGTACGCTCAGGGGGTTTATTTTTTTCTGTAACCTTAGGAACTACATGCTGTTAAAGATCCATTTGTGTAAGGCTCTTATCAACTTGCGACAATACTTCTCGTTTATCTTTAGCAGTTACCGTAACTGCTTGTTTGTTTCTTTGACTGAGGTTCATAGTATTCTTAAGTGTCATAAGAATTCTTTGGACCTGACGCTTAGTGAATACTGTATTGTCTACATCAATTCCCATATCAGCTAAGTCGTTTTCAAATTGAACAGCAGCTTCCTCACCTGCTATTTGAAGCTGGGCTGTGTACTGATCAATAGAAGTTCCCGGTGTCTTTGCTTTATGCTGAAGTGTCTTAGCTAGGAACTTACTTAAAACAAGATCGCCTTGCTTAGTGCGAGACATTAGATATGCAAGCCCACGGTATGGTCCATCTTCATCCAGGTTTACTTTTTCATTAGGATCTGGAAGAGGGGCTGCAATCTTTTTCATAGTGTCATCAAACCATGTGCCAGCTACTTCCTCTACATAACTGTGATCACGAATACCTTCGAACCAATTCTTGTTTGCTTCACGACGTACAGCAGCAAAGCTACCAAGGTCGGTAACAAACGCATCAAAGATAGGTAGGACAAATGGTTTACCCTTAGCTGCTTGGCTAATTCGTTCCCACGATTGACCTGACCCTGTCCGAGCAATCATATTACCGTCATAAGACTGCACTGAAACGGGAATGATCCTGCCTAATGTCCAGCCGCCTGGCCCTAACTCTGCTCGTTCAGCGGAACCTTCTGCCTGTTCTTTATAGAATTGAACAGCAACTTTCTTACGACCACCTTCTTGATCCTTAAATTCAAAAGAGCTGGAGGTTGTAAGCTCAGGCACCATCTGTTTACCAGCAGCATAACTACGGAAACCCATAGCATTATCGAAGTAAAGTACCTCGTTACTGGCCATTGACATAACTGCGTTTGCTTTAAGCAGTCTACCCATAGCCACAACCTTTGGGTCCATGATTTCAAAGATAGAATCAACTAACATAGTGTGAAGAAAGTTTACGGTATCCTCAAGATTAATTTCACCAGCCACTGCTTCTTTCTTAATAGCATCTGCAGACGGCCCAGAGTAAACTGTAGTTTCCACATGCTGTTTAAGTGATGGGATTTCCTGACCATAACCCATAGTCATAGGTGATTTCTTAAGGAAGTTAGCCCTATCTTTAATTGCAAGGTTAAGGATGTTTGTAAAATAAGAAATCTGGTTAGCCGGATAAAGTGTACCAGCATAAGTACCAACAGTGGCCTGCATATTTTCGCCCATAGCTTTACGTGAATCAAGCCAATCTGTATTAGAAAAGTCTTGAGTTACGATAAGTCCTGTACGCTTGGCCATAGAAGATACACCAAGAATAGCAGCATTAGTAGCAGGTCCATGTGTTTTACCATCCATCTCAGCAGTAATTGTTGTTGAGAACTGGGCACCATCTTTACGAGCAGCATCATAGTTAGCCACTTCAATAAACAGGTTTGCAAACATTGGGCCTTCGTCACCATGCTTAGCTAGCTCGGCTTTCAGGTTTGCATCTAGTGGATCATTACTAAAACGCTTTACAATATCTTGTTTGATACCACGTACTGCATCAGGTGATTGTGCTTTACGAATAGCTTCAATTGCCTGCTTTGCGCCGTTAATATCAAAGCTATCGCGTGCTTGCTTAAGTTGATTACCCCAAGCTACAAACTGATTCCACTGATCATTACCTATTGCCCGGTCAAATGTAGCCAGGCGTTCCTGAGTTGACAGCTCCGTACCCTTAAATACTTTACCATCTTTTTCAGCGGACATAAGCAAACCAGAAACAATTTCTTTCCAAGCTGCTTCAACTTCACCACCAGTATTTGGCTTCCACTTATAAACATTTCCACCTCCTACAATAAACCTTAGGAACTTATGTGCCGCAGGATTATAAAGGGTTTGTTGTACATGAGTACGCCCAGTCAAAGACTGCATTGAAAAAGTAAGATGATTAACTTCATTTGAATATTCTGCAGCGGCTCCCGCCACATTCAGAAACTTTTCACGGTTTGCTTGCAAAATCTTTTGAGGATTGTAGGCTTCCGCTTCTTTTATAGCAGCTGCCCTAGCATCGGGGAATGGAATACGCATAGCGGTATCCATCATGCGTTGCTTTTCACCTTCAAGTTCATTCAGTTTATCTAAACCAACACCATACATTCCAGCATAAGTTTGATTATCTGGGTTGTTAGTATTGATTAGACCAAGCATACCAAACATAAACGCCAGCCGCTCACGGCCTGCATCATTTACATACGGAACACTATGATAATTCGCCATTGATTCCTGAACCAGCGACCAGTCTTTTAGATCACCAACCTTTGTAGTAACCGGACGAACCCTCATGCGGCCTTCAAACACAGGCTGAGCTGTTTCCGATACACCTTTAAGTGGTTTAACTTCAGGCTGCGCCATTAAACCTTTAAAGTCTTCGTTCAATCTATCTAATTCAAGCGCACCCTCTGGTGTCATTTGGTAATAGACTTGACCACCTGAATCCACTTCACGCGTATCTCGATATACCATATCAGGATTTGCACGAGCGTAAGTTTCTTTTGCAAGATCACCCAGGAAAGTAAATGTTTCAGGTGAGATGTCGTCAATGCTTTGTAAGTAATCATCTGTTGGTCTACCTTCATTTACTGCACGCTGACGTTTGTATGCCATAAAAATTTCACGGCCAAGACCCTGATTACCAGAAGCCTTAGTAAATCTTTGACCACCTTGTTGTCCTGGTACATAGTCACCAGGTATACCAGTCTCTTCGTCAACCTTACCTGCCATTTCAGTAGCAGCATCCATTTGTTGATGCATCCACGCTTCAGTTGTAAGAGACATAACTCTACCAAAGTCTGGATCAACTGACATACGCCCAGTCTCTTCATCATATTTACCAGCATCAAGCATGCGTGGATCGTATAGTAAAGACTGAACACCTACATTAACTGTTGAACCACGTAAGGCTGGGGCGACCGGCACTTTAACATTTCCTTCTGGATCTGTTGTAGAGAACGCTGCTTCAGGGAATCCTGCTTGTAGTGTCTCTAACTTCTTAGCTGTAATCTTAGAGCCGCCTACTTCTTCAGACATGACGGCAGTTGTATTATCTGCGCGCACAAGAGCACTTTCTAAAGGCTGCGTATTTTGTACAGCGCTTGGAGCAAGTGTAGTTCTCTTTAGTTTTTCTGTATAGGCAGGCACTCTTTCCCGTTCACGTTGTTCGATT